ATAGATTTATATAATATTTTATTTGTCTGCCGACGGCTAGTATGGAGTATATTTTATTTGTCTGCCGACGGCTAGTATGGAGTATAGTGTCTGCCGTGTCTGCCTGGTCTGCCTGGTCTGCCTGGTCTGCCGACGGCTAAAGTATAGGCGGTTTTGGAATAGTATACATTCTTCCAAAGGTTTCTTCCAAAGGTTTACTCATTCATTTACTATCTTTTCTAGTTCGCCAAGATTTATCTCAGGAAAATCCACATGACATTCCCAAAAATATTTACAATATGCCCATTTATATTCATAATCCGTCCCATATATTTCACTACATTGTTGTAGCAACTTATTTTCTATTCGTTTGGGTAATAAATATAAACTTTTCTTGGGCAATACATAACTAAGCTGAACCACGTCTGTTACCGGATTAGATGGCTGTTGTTCCAGCAATTCTGTATCAAAATAAGGCACGTATTTCAATAAATCCTGTAATATCGGCGGATAATGATATTTATAGGCCCATCTCCAGTCTACACAACCCACACTATAATACTTCCACGTCCATTCCAATCCTTCCAAATAATTCAAACTAATCTTCTTCCTCCATTCATCGTCAATGTCTACATCAAACAACATATCATAATACCGCGATTCCCAAAACTTGTCATTCGGATTAATATATTTTTCCACTTCTCGTTCTTTTGATGGAGCATGAAGCATCTCTTTGTCGAAACGACTCGTATTTTCATCAAAATGAGGTGGTCGTTTTTCTTGTTTATTCCGCTTGGCATAATCTGCTTGAATATACGATTCCTCGTGCTCCGATAATTCCTTGATTAATAGTCGAAAGTTCTTCCACACTATTTTTCCATCAACGATGATATTTTTCTTACTATTTCCCAATACATTTCGATATGTTTCCATCAAAATGTCCATACCGCCAGTTCGCAAATTAAGCGCCGGAAAATGGGGTAAAAAATCGTTTCCTAACATGAAGCATAAAAATATGTAGTCAAACACGCGATTCCTCTCTACATCCGTTGTCGGAGACACATCATTATTCAAGTAGAATACCAATTGGTTTTTAAATTCAGGTATGTCTATTACATACATGTAATTTGGATCTAGTGAATTGTCAATGCTTTTTATAAAATCCGGCGTTTCACGAAATAAATACATATTTTCACAATATTGAAGATTGTTTATCGTCAGCATAATTAAATCAGCATCTAGACCGTAAATAACACTTTTCATATTCTTCACGTCCTTGGTATGTTCGCGAATATGGTCAAAAATTTTATGCTCACCCTCTCCCGGAAAATCGCTCCCACTAATGATAACTTGATTCACATTAAAAGACGATGGTTTGCGAAAATGATAACGCACTTGAAGATTTAACTTATTCATAAAATCAGTCCCGGGCGTAATCGCAGTACTATCCCACGCTGGCTTGTCAGACGGATCATATTGTCCCATAAACCATGACTTGTATCGTCTGTTTTTCTGTTGATTTAATTTCGCCACGGGTGCCACACCATCAAACGCTACATACACCAGATGTGTAGGACAAATTTGCTGTATATAAGTTTCAATCTTTTTACATACAGCATTAATTAGTTTTCGTTCGAATTCATCATTGTTCCCACTATATTCTATTTCCCGCATCGAGTCATATATTACCGAATTACTATCCAAATACAACTGATTTACTATGAAATTATTTTGAAACTTCTTTACTATATTTGGATAATTTTTTATAATGTATGAGAAGTAAGCTGGTATGCCCATTACATACTATAATACTGTTTTTTTAAACCACTTTGGAAATCATTAAGTTTAGCGATACATTTAGGATAAAGATAATCAAATCGACAATTAATTTAAATGAAAATTTTAAAATCGATAAATATATTAATGAAAAATATTGTTATTCCTCAAAATACCGGTGACGCAGCAGGTAAATCGGGAATATCGCCAAATGTAGATGAAAAGGCTTTGCTCGATGACCAAATTCAGTATTTCCATAATTTAGTCCAGAGCACTTTGTTGTCTATTCAAAAATACAAGCATTTGGATATTCTTGGCGCAAATGAATTAAACCAGTCTACGCAAATCTTAGAAAAAATCTACCTCGAATTATCAAACAATCGACTTTTGCTAAAAAATAAAACCAATTATTCTAAGATTAAAATGAATTTAGAGACAATTCGTTCCGACCTAAATAATGCTTTTAAGTTATATGGAACGGAAAACGTGCACGATTTATTAAATGTTGCCTTCGGAGACGATTATTTATCTACCGTTCAATGGGATAGAAATAAGTATGCCATTTTGGAAAAACACTTTCATCCTATTCATTTTAAAATTATGCCTTGGAAAACAGACCGACCTTCTGTCGCAAATAATTTCATTGAAAAGAATAAAATAGTGGATGATGTCGTCATTCTCGAGAAATCTGCCAACTTGGATTGTTTCGATTTATGTAGAACAAATGATACTTTTCAAGCAAAGGTATATGGCATCAAAGTAGCCTTTCATAACCAAAAAGAGAAAAAAACTATCGTTGCCTCTGGTTTAGTAGATGACTTATTAATCACTTGTATAGACAATGATTACTTGAATTCTAAATTAGAATCATTAATTAAAGAATCGCCGTCTCATACAAATTACGAGGTCAACACTTTCCAACGGTTTATCCATTCTATTACATTAAAAGAATTACTCGTATATTCGACCGATGAATTAATCAAAAAATACCAAGGATATATTAGTCAAATTGTCCTTATCAAACAAAAACCGGTCTCTCAAGTCGTGAAGGAATTTATGAATAGCGACTTATATGGACAACGAAATACATTGATTCAATTGTTATTGAAATCAGATGAACACGAGTATCAGTATTTGGCCTATTTATTGTATGATTTATTATCAAACGATAACAATGGTAATATCGATACTAGCGAACAAACATTATTATTTGATAGCTTACCATGGAAAATCAAAAGTTTTTTTAAAGAGGCGATGAAACAAACGATTACGTATACAAATACTTTGTCCAATTTTGATAATAGCAAGATTCCTCTTGAACAGCAAATATGCTTGATGAAGGCGCCTGATTCGGTTAAAGAAAAGGCAATGAATAAGTTGAAAGAAGTGAAATCCAAAACCGATGATACCGGCTCAAAGGCACGAAGTTATTTGGATGGATTGTTAAAAATTCCATTTGGTATTTACAAACAAGAATGGATTTTGACTGTCATGGATAGCATAAAATGCGTCTTTAAAAAATTATTGGAAAAGGTATCTAAAATGGATTCCAGTTTTACTATACAAATTGATATCAATAAAATTACGAATATCCAAATAAAGAATATATGTGAACAAATTAAACAAAAATATAATGACAATACATCTAATAAAATTGTTGATACATTGATAATTATATATACTCCAGATAAGCGAAACGATTTGATTATAAATATATGTAATATTAACAACCTCATAAAGAAACACAAACTGAAAGTACATAAATTGGCTCATTCTGGGAAAAAAATGGAATTTATGAAAGATGCGATTAAATCTTTTATTGAGACATTTAAAGAGAATCATATTGTAGTTGAACAATTGTCCGTTTTAAAAAATATATCAAACCTTTCGATGACTGAGTCAATATTAGAAGATATTATTACTATTGAAAAAAAGTGGCAGGAGATTAACCGATATATGAATACAGTTAAATCTACGCTGAATGATGCCGTTCATGGACACGATAAAGCGAAAACGCAAATCGAACGCATTATTGCCCAATGGATAAATGGAGAGCAGGGTGGTTATTGTTTTGGGTTTGAAGGACCACCCGGCACTGGTAAGACGACCTTTGCGAAAAAAGGACTTGCTAAGTGTTTAGTCGATGAAAATGGAGAAGCAAGACCGTTTTCATTTATTGCGATTGGAGGACAAGACAATGGAAGCACATTGAATGGACACAATTATACATATGTCGGCTCTGAATGGGGTAAGTTTACGGACATTTTGATAAAAAACAAGTGTATGAATCCAATTATATTTATTGATGAATTGGACAAGGTAAGTAAAACTGAACATGGCAAGGAAATCATCGGCATATTAACTCATTTGATTGACTCTACTCAAAACGATTGTTTCCAAGACAAGTATTTTAACGGTATCGACCTTGATTTATCCAAAGCATTGTTTATATTTTCTTATAACGATGTAAATCTCATAGACCGCATATTATTAGACCGCATTCATAGAATCAAGTTTGAACATTTAACAATCGAAGATAAACTGGTTATTACCAGAAAACATTTGTTGCCCGAAATAATGAAAACTATGGGGGTTGAAGGATGTATTGAAATCACGGATGAAAATATAGTCTATGTCATAGAAAATTACACCAATGAACCTGGTATTCGAAAGTTTAAGGAATTGTTATTCGAAATTGTCGGCGAAATCAATTTGTCGTGCTTGAAAAACTATGATAGCATTGAATTGCCTATTAAATTATCCAATGATGATATTAAATATAAATATTTGAATGAACGCCACGAAAATTTAGATAAGAAAATACCGGGTCACTCGGCAGTCGGCGTTATCAATGGACTTTGGGCAAATTCTATGGGTCAGGGTGGTATCATCCCCATCGAGGCAAAATATTTCCCATCTACCTCTTTTATGGAACTAAAACTGACTGGGCTTCAAGGTGATGTTATGAAAGAAAGTATGAATGTTGCTAAAACACTTGCCTCCTCTTTAGTAGATAAGGAAACTATGAAACAAAATCTAAAAGAATTTGAAGACACAAAAATGCAAGGAATTCATATTCATTGCCCAGAAGGAGCCGTTCCAAAAGATGGACCTAGTGCGGGAACTGCCATCACTTGTACTCTCTATAGTCTGCTTACTGGTAAGAAAATTAAGAATACCACTGCTATTACAGGTGAGATTAATTTACAAGGCTATATTACCGCAATTGGTGGTCTAGATTTGAAAATATTGGGCGGTCTAAAAGGGGGTGTGACGGAATTTATTTTCCCCAAAGAAAACGAAAAGGACTATAAAACATTTGTGGATAAATACAAGGATAAACACCTATTGGATAGCATCAAATTTCACTCGGTGGAAAATATTCATCAAGTATTGAACCTAATGTTTGAAGAATAATATTATTATACTATGATAATATATACATTAAAATGGGCATGCAATTAAATTTTAGTAATCTATTACAATTTTTCGCGGCAATCTCTCCTATATTATTAGCCTTTTGTTTGGTAATGATTTCTATATTCAATTCCGACATTAAAGGTCTTGTCTATTTAGGAGGTGTTTTAATTGCTTCATTAATCAATTTGTTCATTTTGAATTCATTAAAAGTTAAATCAGAGACGTTAATTCCTCCCTCTTGTAATTTAATCGACTTTCCCTTTAATTTAAACGAATACGTCAGTCCTGCCTTCAATAGCATGTTTATTGCCTTTACGTTGGCCTATTTATACCTACCTATGCAATATATATCCGGCATTAACTACCCAGTTTTAATGTTTATTACATCGCTATTAGTATTGGATGGTGGCACTAAAATTATGGGCGGGTGTACGTCATTGAGTGGGGTAGCTTTAGGATCTTTGGTCGGTTTTGTTCTAGGTATTCTTTGGTTTATTGCTTTTTATTCTACTGACCACAAAGACCTCTTGTTCTTTAATGCCGAAGCATCTAATAATGTTATATGTTCTAGACCTAAAAAACAGAGCTTCAAATGTCGAGTTTTTAAAAATGGTGAGGTCATAGCCACTATGTAGTCTAGTGTAGGTTTGATAAATATTTATTCATATTTTTGTGATAAATATTTATTCATATTTTTGTGATAAATATTTATTCATATGATTCGTCTAATCAGGTAAATGTCTACGCATAAAAGTGGATATGATTTGTATTCCACCAACTAATAAATTCCTTGATAACTTGACCTTTGTGTAAACTTGTAGTTAATAACTTGGGGTTCGGGTTAGGCTTTTGCCAGGTTTGTAAAAAATATTGAACTATACTTAGCGTATTTGCTGTTTTATATTTATCATCCATCTGTTTCTCTGTAAACACTGGATTTTTTACTCGCTGATTCACTTCATTATGAAACGATAATAACATCATTTGTAAGTCTCTCTTAGTTTGAATACTATTTACGTTCAGGGTTCCCATTTTTTGCTGTGCGTGTCCAGCGCATTCAGGACAAGGCAAATTGCTACATATTCTCTTAATCATTGAAATCAAACTGTTTTTTATTAATGGAAAATTATCTTCTTTTATTTTTTCCGCTAAAGTATGGAATACAAACCACGTACATGGTCCCCAAGCTTTTGTCATTCTCTATTAAATATATATAAAGAGTTTTTATAAATTTTCTTTATATATGAATATAATTTTGGAAGGAAATATTAATTTTTATGATGAATTAAATAATATTGATAGTGACTCAGACGATGAAGACAACAATTATTGTTTAATAACAAAAATGCTGCTCGACAAAAATAACATCAAGTTGCCGTGTAATCACGCATTCAATTTTGTTCCATTGTATAAAGAAGTTGTTCAACAGAAAGCAAAAACAAACATGTCCTATTTAAACACGGATAAATTGGCTTTTAATCAAATCAAGTGTCCTTACTGTAGGCAAAAGTTTGATTTTTTGCTACCACATGTTCGATTAAATAAAGAAATGATATTTTGTCAAGGTGTGAATACACCCGAGAAATTATGT